TTTAAAGATATAGATAGAAATAGAAGATTAACAGCTAAAGGATTAATTGAAGAAGCTGCATATATGAAAATAACCTTGCAAGAATTAAAAGTTGAAATAGACACATATGGACCAATAGATGAGATGCCCCAAGGTGAATACTCTATCCTTCGCGAACACCCTGCTTTAAAAGCGTACAACACTATGGTTCAAAGATATACAAACATAATAGATAAGCTAACTAATTTACATCCTAAGGAAGTCAAGGTGGTGGAGGAAGATGACGGTTTTAATGAGTTTATATCGAGCAGACAAGATTAGTAAAATATGATATAATATATATGTGGGATAGGGTAGCTCCCGATAAGTGAAGTATTCCGAACTTCATTTCCCACTACATATAAAAATCGGATAACACTACGGAGGTAATTGACTGTTAAAAATAACTTATAAAAAGTTATAAATATATGTTGACTTTTATAACTTATGTGATATACTTATTATATACTACATAAGGAGTTGATTTATATGGAATATTATTCTATAAACAAGTTTTCAAAAATATTAGGAGTATCACCACAGACATTGCGTAATTGGGATAATAACGGAAAACTTCATCCACATCATACCTCTAGTAATGGTTATAGATATTATTCTCATGAACAGCTAAATCAAGTAATGAATATTAAACCAAATCTTGATAGAAAGATTATAGGATATTGTCGAGTTTCAAGTAATAAGCAAAAAGACGATTTACAAAGACAGATTGAAAATATGCAATTATATTTAACTGCTCAAGGAAAGCCTTTTGAAATTATTTCAGATATAGGAAGTGGTATTAATTACAAGAAGAAAGGTTTACGAGAATTAATTAAATTGATATCGCAAAACAAAGTTGATAAGGTAGTGGTGTTATATAAAGATAGATTGCTTCGCTTTGGATATGAATTAGTTGAATATATAGCAAGTCTTTATAATTGTGAAATTGAAATAATAGACAATACTGAAAAGTCAGAACAACAAGAATTGGTTGAAGATTTAGTTCAAATAATTACTGTATTTAGTTGCAAATTACAAGGAAAACGTGCTAATAAAGCAAGAAAACTTGTAAAAGAATTAGTAGAAAGGGGTGATGAGGATGATAAAGTCAATTAAAGTAATGTTATTGCCAAATAATAAACAAAAGACAAGGCTATTTCAATATGCTAATACAGCTAGATTTGCTTATAACTGGGCGATTGCTAGACAACAAGAAAACTATAAATCTGGTGGTAAATTTGTATCTGATAATGATTTAAGAAAAGAATTTACACAGTTAAAGAAACAACAAGATTTTCAATGGTTAAACGAAGTCAGTAATAATGTAACTAAACAAGCAATTAAAGACGCTTGTAATACTTATAAAAGATTTTTCAAAGGACAATGTAAATATCCTAAATTCAAAAGTAAAAGAAAATCAACCCCATCGTTTTACCAAGACAATTGCAAGATTCAGTTTAGTGAAACTCATATTAAAGTTGAAGGATTTACAATGAGTAAGAAACAAAACAAGCAAAAGATTAATTGGATTAAACTTGCAGAAAAGAATCGTATTCCAGTTAATAGTAAATATACGAATCCTCGTATTACATTCGACGAATTAAACTGGTGGATTTCAGTAGGAATAGAATATGAAGATTGTACTACTCTCCCATCAAAAGAAGGAGTTGGAATTGATTTAGGTATTAAAGATTTAGCAATTTGTTCTGATAAAAATACTTATAAAAATATAAACAAAACAAGTAAAGTAAAGAAGTTTAAAAAGAAACAACGTAGGTTGCAACGTCGGGTATCAAGAAAATACCTAAAAAATAAGAAAGGAGAAAATTACTGTAAAACAAGCAACATTATAAAAAGTGAAAAGAAACTTTTAAAAGTAAATAGACGTTTAACGAATATTCGCCATAACTATATACATCAAACAACTTCTGAAATAATAAACAGAAAACCAATGTTTATCGTATTAGAAGATTTGAATGTAAAAGGTATGATGAAGAATAAACATTTATCCAAAGCGATTCAAGAACAATGTTGGTATGAATTTTATAGACAAATTCAATATAAATCATCTTGGAATAATATCAAATTTATAGAAGCTGATAGATTTTTCCCATCAAGTAAATTATGTTCTAGTTGTGGTTGCATAAATAAAAATCTGAAATTATCAGATAGAATTTATATATGTCCAGACTGTGGAAATGAAATAGATAGGGATTATCAAGCGTCATTAAATTTAAAACAATATGGAGAAAATGTTTTACAATTAGCAAGTTAACACATAAACGTTAATGCTAATATGTACTGCACGTTAAGCAGGAATTTACGCCTTTGGAGTGTTATATCAAATGTGAGTAGGTAGAATTTATTCTAGTGAAATCAGACACGATGAAAAAGGAATGAAACATAAGAGTTTTTATAACTTTTTATAAGTTTTCAGTAACGGCAAGAATTTTATAATAAAGAAAGAGAAAAGAAAATATTAAAATATCTTAATTATAAAGATGAAAACAACCAGCAGTTAAGCATCCTATAAAAAAAGGTGCTTTTATTATGCTAAAAAGTAGGTGATTAAAGGTGTGATAAATAATGAAATTGAAAGAAAAACCACTTCATTAATTCTAGAGCCGACTAAATATCCAAGAACAGATCCAGAGGTTGTATTTGGAAAGACCAAACCAACTATAAGCGAGAAAGGATTTAGAAAATATCCTAGCGATTACAACCCTATATTGGAATACTGGGAACAAATACAAGCTGGGAAAACATTAGTATCCCAAAAAGTATATCAACAGTATGAGGAAATAGTAAGATGGATTAATAATGATGGTTATAAAGAATGGTTTTATTCACCTGAAAGAGCCAATCATGTAATAGAATTTGCCGAGAACTTCTGTTGCCACTCTAAGGGTAAATTGGCAGGCAAGAAGGTAGTATTAGAACTTTGGGAAAAAGCATATTTAGCAAGTGTATATGGTTTTATAGATATAGAAGGTAATAGAAAGCATCAAAGAGTTGTCTTGATAGTTGGTAAAAAGAATGGTAAGTCTTTATTGGATTCAATCATGGGACTTTATGGATTAGTTGGAGACAATGAAGGTGGACCAGAGGTTTATGCAGTCGCTAGAATGGTGGCGACTTTAAATCGGGTAAAATCGGTGAAGGCTAAATTTAATATATAGAAACAAACATTGACCAAGCAATATATTAATGATATAATAATATTGTGAGGTGAATGTAATGAAGATTGTGGGTATTTATAAAATAACAAATTTAATAGATGGAAAAGTGTATATAGGGCAAACAGTAAACTACAATAAAAGAAAGAAAAAACATTTAAGCAGTTTGGAAAATGGGAACCATCATAACGAACATCTACAAAGAGCCTTTGATAAGTATGGAGAAGATTCTTTTAAGATAGAGTTAATTAAAAAATGCAATATTGAAGAACTTGATAAATTAGAAAGATATTACATTAAGGAATTAGACGCTTGTAACCATGACAAAGGTTATAATATGATGTATGGTGGTCAGAGATATAGAAACTTTACAAAGGAAGTAAGGTTAAAAATGAGCGAGAAGGGTAAAGGTAGGAAATTTACAAATGAGCATAAAAAGAAAATAAGTCTTGCACAAAAAGGTAAAGTTATATCTCAAGAATCTATTGATAAAGCTAATGCGACAAAGAAAAAATTAAGAGTGCATTGTGGTGAAAAAAATCCAAATGCATTAATTAGTGATAATGTTGCAGAAAAAATAATTATAGATTTATTAGAAGGAATTCCCATAAATGATATAGCAGATAAATATCAAGTTAGCAATGATGTAATTTACAATCTTATGTATAATAAAACGTATTTACATATCATGCCAGATATAAGAGAAAAATTAAAAAACAGGACTTTAATTTTACAAAACGATAAAATTGAATCAGCTATCGAAATGTATCTATCTGGCAATTCTCAAAACAAAATAGCTAAAGAGCTTAATATTAGCAGAAATACTTTGAGAAAAGAATTAAAAGTG